CTGGACCAACTGGACCAACTGGACCAACTGGACCAACTGGACCAACTGGACCAACTGGACCAACTGGACCAACTGGACCAACTGGACCAACTGGACCAACTGGACCAACTGGACCAATATAATCTTTATCTGACACAGTTTGTCAAAAATTTCAATGTATACAGTGTGAAAATATGTAAATTATCAGATAACAATAATTTATGTATTTATAAGTCATTCAACGTATCAATAAATGATTTCTATTCAATTTTCCCAGTAGTCTATATTATCATATGAAAGTTTACTTGAACAATAGCGCTCGTCATTAAGTAACTTTATATCTTCACAATAGCAGGCAGATTTGCAGTCATCGATACAAATTAGTGTATCATAATGACTTAAGATAACTTCAACGGGTTCAATCAGTTCAGGTCTTGCACCACCTTCGCGTAATCTATCTAGTATTTGAGTCAGAATATCCTTATTAGAAAAGGGAAGCCCTCTCGTGAAGTTATACACAACATTCTTGGTTGTGTATTCCATTGGTTTTTGTCTAATTCATTTAACATTGCATTATAGAATGCAATTTGTCTTTTATCCTTCCAAATGTTTATTAATTCTGATCTGGTTGTTGCGTCGATCGTTCGAAAAGGGGATCTTTCCGGATGTATACGACCGAAAAATTCTTTATCATATGATGAATTGATATATACTTCAACGGGATCCATGAATTTTTTATAAAATCTCCTTGAATATCTTCACCTAAAACGATGAGTGACTTGGGAGTATTTAATCAGGACATGACTTTGTCTATATCAGATTGCTTGAATAGAACTGATAGCATATCATTTAATTGAATGATTCTATCAATAAATATATGTGCGGCAGTCAGATCACCAGCTTCATAATCAGGCCCATATATACGGGAAAATAAATAGACAAATATGGATCTATATTTCCAAATTTGACACCATTATCGGCCAATATTCCTAATTGTACCAATAAATGGTTGAGTTGTCACCTGCTCCCATATCGTCATAATTAATACCATTATATGCCTTTGTTAAAAGTTTCTCCATCAATGGTTCATAGAATGATGGGATTTTCCATTGAACCATTTGACGAATATATCTGTCAATATAAATAAAATCATCCAAGAACCACTTTGATCCGTTAGCATAAACATCCCTCAAGTTATCTCGTATAGCTTGATTATATGCTCGGACTAATCATAAAGTAATCCCATATCACAGGAGCAGAAAATTTTATTAATATCTGTGCTTGCCTTAGCCTCTCTTAATTCAGTTTTAGTAACATCATCGATACACCTGAATTTTTTATAATCATAGTTTCATCTGGGTGTTTCCTGTGTTCGTGTTGTTGTGCCATTGTTTATATATATAATATTTTAATGCGGTCAAATTCTGTAAAATTTATTAAAGAAATCCAAGTTTAAGAAATTTTAATTTTATTTTCTTCTTATATAGATATACATAAATGAGCTGGAATCGAACAACATATGATCAATGTGCATATCAAAAGAACCTGAGCCAGAGTACATCACCCATTAATTATGCACTGGATCCAAATAAATTCTATAATTGTAATGATTGTCGACCGGATCTGGGTCTTCTTGGCGGTAATAACGTGTCATTGATGCCAGGTAACATGGTTGATATGGAAAGTGAATTATTTAATATTACTCGTCAAAATAGTTTGTGCCCGGAGAGGAAATTCATTCCACATTGTGAGAAATGTAGTGAACTAAGTGGCATTCCTTGCCCACACGAAGGGTGCAAACATGAACATATGCAGCACTTACCGGAATGCAAAATTGTTCATTATGGTCCTAGGGTTGATCATGTTGGATATAATATTAAATATCCCGTTTGCCCTGTTCACGGAAAACCAGTCGGTGAATTTCCACCACAACGTAATCCCACACATCAAGTAGTTTCAAACAATTTGTAAAGGTTTAGTGACTTGTTATTAATCTCAATATTTTACTGATAAAATATTGAGATTTCAAAAATAAAATTAAGAATCTGAAAATATTATATACTTATATAAATATACGTGATAAATGAGTCGTCAACAAAATAATCTTAATTTGACACCAAAAATTCCCACCTTTGGTCAGACCTGGACGCGGTTGAAGAACGATCAAGAATATATACAAACGGATATTAAGCAGTCAACTGCTCCTCTTGAGTTCGCACTTGATCCTAGTTATGCTGAAAGATGTGATCCATGTTTCTCATCAGAAGTTGGATGGATCGGTAAACAAGGTGTCAGTTATGATAACAAGGCACCCATTATTGATACTGAATCTGATTTATTTAATTTAAGTCGACCTTTATCTAAAGATCCCAAATTTAAATATCAACCATATTGTGTGACAAAAGATTGTGTTGGAGTCATTGGTGGATGTGATGCTTGCCAACCTAATCTATACCATTTCCATGAATGTAACAATAAGAATGAGTACACACGATTGAGCAATCCTGTGTCAACATTGAAGGAAACCGGTGTCAATCGCTTCCAACCGATATGTCTGAATCCACAAGATCCATCTAGGTGGGAACATCCTGGTGAAATTGGGATTAATTACAGAATGGTTGTTAAAGACAACCATGTACCATGTATTCCACATCCGATTGATCAAACACTTGTTTTACCTAAAGGCGGTGACCTGCCCTGCGATCTAATTCATCCAACATGTGCGGCACCGATCACGGCGTTGAATAATTATCATAAAATTTCAGAACAAATGCCCATCAATACTTATGTTCGTTAAATGAACAGGTACTGTATATAGTTGCCACTTGGTTCCTATTTTAAAAATATATAATAGGAATTATTACGTTTCATATGGTTTTTTTCCGGATGTTATTATATATATAATGGATATACCAATTTATATCGGTTTAGGTCTCGTTGTGGGTGGTTATTTTCTTAATAAAGAAGGAAAACAAGCCAGACGAAAACCTGTCATTGATATCAAGAAAAAGGACGATCAGCTTGCCAATAAGAAATCAGGTGGCAATAATATTTATGATTCAGGATATTTTCAGAAGGTGCAAGATATGGAAGATGAGAGGGTAATCACCAATTTCGAAAAGAGTTTTGATCCGATTAATACAAATATTATACCACATTTCTTCAATACTTTAAATGAAACTCAGCTCAAAAGAGTGAAAAATCCCAAATACGACAAGAATTTATTCAAAAAAGAATTGACTAAAGTAATGGAAACTACCCCGCTCCAAGTATCCCATTTGGAACCTACACCAAATGACTTGACAGATATAAATCAAAACGGTGCCGTTGAAGTTGGTGGTTTGGATGGTAGCTCACCCAGAGGTTTATATGCTGAAACCGAATTAAATAAAGGATGGAGTGAATTAATTACTCGTCCATTGTTCGATCGTGATAATAATAATCGTGACGGTACACAGATGACCCATAATAATATGGTTCCTTTCTTTGGGGGATCAACACGACAAAATATGGACATTGATAATCGGATGATGTCTGATAAATTAGAAACCTTTACTGGGCAATTTAAGCTTGATCAGAATCATAAGGTGGAAGCAGCACCAATGTTTGCACCAGTCCAACAAAATTTAGAACAACTTATGGAACCTCGTGAATTGGACAGATATGTTACTAGTGTACAAATTAGGAACAATGAATTACCATTTGAACAAATTCATGTCGGTCCTGGCTTGAATGATGGATATACAGCTCGTCCCAGCGGAGGATTCCATAACCCCTTACGAATCTTACCCAAAACGATCGATCAATTATTAGTTAATCCCCGTGTGGTTAAGGAGGGAAGAGTCATTCGTGGAAAGGATCCGGTTGACCAACGTACAGCACAAATGCAACAATATAAATATCGTCCAGAGTTATTAGTCACAAATTTTAATGGTGAACGTAATTTCACTACAGTTGGAGCCAAAGTAAAACCGATGACTCGTTCAGGTATTGTTCAAAAACCGACGGAACGTCAAAAATCCAAGAAAATTATCGGTATTGTATCTAGTCAATCAGGTTCAAGAAGAACTGCCCTACATTTGTTACCAAAAAGTAAAATCTCATCTAAAGCGAATTTCAAGAATACGCCATTCCGCAACGCAGTTAAGGCTGACGCTAAGAAACATCATAATGATCAACATTTACGATTTGAAAATCGTGCCAATGAGAGAAGTACGACACAAGTTAAATATGGTGAAACAGGATATGCTTTTGCCAATTGTAAATTGGATGTTGCACGTGGCCAAACATATCAACATGATAAAGCGAAGAAAACACGAAAACAATCATACATTGTAGCTCCAAACCCAACAGGATATGTTAATATCACAGTTCCTTTCGGAACTGTTTATGATCCATACAATCAATCGAAAACAACTGTTCGTGAAACAACTGAACATAACACTCATACTGGGTATGTTCAGACGGATGGAGTCAAGGGAGCTGTATACGATCCCAATGCTCAATTACCACAAACCATTCGTGAAACAACTGGTTTAACTGATTATTTGGGACAAGTCAAGAATGGACAAGATAAAGGTGCCGTCTATGATCCTAATTATGTGATGAAAACAACAGTTCGCGAAACCAATGAGCAAAATGCTCATAACGGATATATACAGACAAACACTGTTAAGGGACAAGTTTATGATCCGTTTGACTTAGCGCGCACAACTATTCGTCAAATAACTGAAGATAATAGTCATAATGGTCACATTCAAACAAGCGGTGTTAAAGGTGTTGTGTATGATCCTACTCAACTAACTAAAGTAACTGTTCGTCAAACAACTGAGGATAATATTCATAATGGACATATTCAGACAACTTGTGAACAACGTGGCAAAGTATATGATGTTAATGATCTAACTCGAACAACTATCCGTGAAATCAATGAAGACAATAGTCACACTGGATACGTTAATCAGACTAATGGGCAAAAAGGTAAAGTTTATGATATTAATGATTTAACTAGAACAACAATCCGTGAAACGAGTGAAAACAATGATCACACGGGACACATTAATCAGACTAATGGGCAAAAAGGTAAAGTTTATGATATTAATGATTTAACTAGAACAACAATCCGTGAAACAAGCGAAAACAACGATCGCAGAGGACACATTAATCAGACCAATGGTCAAAAAGGTAAAGTTTATGATATTAATGATTTAACCCGCACTACCATCCGTGAAATCAATGAAGACAATAGTCACACTGGATATGTTAATCAGACCACTGGACAAAAAGGGAAAGTTTATGATGTTAATGATCCAACACGGACCACTATTCGTGAAATCAATGAAAACAATAGTCACACTGGATATGTTAATCAGGCCACCGGACAAAAAGGAAAAGCCTATGATGTCAATGATCTTTCAAGGACAACTATTCGTGAGATCAATGAAGACAATAGTCACACTGGATATGTTAATCAGGCCACCGGACAAAAAGGAAAAGCCTATGATGTCAATGATCTTTCAAGGACAACTATTCGTGAGATCAATGAAGACAATAGTCACACTGGATATGTTAATCAGGCCACCGGACAAAAAGGAAAAGCCTATGATGTCAATGATCTTTCAAGGACAACTATTCGTGAGATCAATGAAGACAATAGTCACACTGGATATGTTAATCAGACCACTGGACAAAAAGGAAAAGTCTATGATGTCAATGATCTTTCAAGGACAACTATTCGTGAGATCAATGAAGACAATAGTCACACTGGATATGTTAATCAGACCACTGGACAAAAAGGAAAAGTCTATGATGTCAATGATCTTTCAAGGACAACTATTCGTGAGATCAATGAAGACAATAGTCACACCGGATATGTTAATCAGACCACTGGACAAAAAGGAAAAGTCTATGATGTCAATGATCTTTCAAGGGCAACTATCAGGGAAACTACTGAAAAGGGAGATCACCTTGGACATGTTAACCAATCCACATTTCAGAAAGGTAAAGTCTATGACATTAATGATCAATCGAGAACTACGATCAGGGAAACCACAGAACAAAGTGATCATTTGGGACATGCCAATCAAGCTGCGAACCAAAGAGGTAAAGTCTATAATGTCACAGAAAAAGCTAAAAAGACTGTCCGCGAAACCACGGAAAACACTAAATATCTTGCTGGTAATCATGCATCCCATAATAATGGACAAATAGCCTATGATCCAAACAGTGTTGCGAAGACGACAATTAAAGAAACGACAGAACAAGGCGATTACGTTGGTGTCGTGGGTAGTTCCCAAAAAATGAAGCAAATTGTCTATGATCCATTCGATGTGGCACAAACGACACATCGTGAGACAACTGAACAACATGATTATTTGATGCCTGTTGAAGCATCTGCATTACAAAACGGAAATGGTTATCAAACAGCACCAACCGATACAAAGAATACCCAACGGCAATTCTATAGTGATTATTATCATGTGGGTGGAGCTGGACAAGCTGACGCACCAGCTAATCAACAGTTATATGATGCTGCATATAATATGCGACAAGATAGCAGTAAAGAAGTAGTTGCAGAAGGACGTCATCCAACATTGAGTGGTGTTAAGATGACATTGGGTAAAACAGGAGTTAATATGGAAATCAAAAAATTAGAAGATGATCGCGTCAATCATTACAGTGCTATGCGTGCACCTCTCAATTGTAATCAACGCAAGCCGATGAGTGCGTGTGAATTGACTAGTTTCAAAAATAATTTACCTGCGACAAACACCTATTTTGACCCATCTATCCTTAAACCATACATTGAAAACCCATTGGCTCAAAGCTTACATTCTTGGGCATAAGGTATTGAATCTTTTTATTATTTCTTTGAGTCATCAATTCGATGACTCAAAGAATTTATTCAAGATGTGAGTTTTGTAATTGATCATATGTAGGATGTTCTGAAATCATCGATAAAAAGTCGTCGATATTGACACATCAATCGATTCCAATAAATTGACAGTCAATCGATTCCGATAAATTGACAATAATATTGTCTGTGATAATCTGTGCAATATTTCGTTGTCTCAATTTTACTTTAACTGAAATGGTATCTGTGGTTGGATTGTATTTTTATTAGTTGCCATTACATAATCTATTTGACTAAATGTGTTGACTTTTTCAAATTCAATATAATCATCATCGAGATGACTCAATACAATGTCAGGTTCATTGATGTAACTCATGAATAGAGTTGATATGTGTGCAGGAGAATATTTGCCTTCAGTAATTTTCCCCAAATTTTCTGGATCACATTCTTTTTTATAGAACATATGATACATTTGGGCGATCTGTTGTCGGTCACAATTACTGAATTCTATTTTCATATCAATACGACCAGCTCGATATAATGCTCGATCGAGTGTCTCCGGGTGATTTGTCGTCATAATTAAAATTCTACCGTGTGCATCAAATACACCATCAATTATATTGAATAATGCCGTCAATGTTAATGTAGAATGTTTTTCTGTCTGAATTGTGGAATTCTCGGCATTTTGATCTTTTTGTCCATCTCTTTTTTTGACAATCTCTGTTGCACAATCAATATCCTCAAAAACGACTATTGCGTGATTGTTGGGAATTTTATGTGTCAACTCGAATAATTCATTGTCATTATTAATATCATTCAAATTCATATAGTAAACATCACGTTTGGTAAAATTAGAAATTGCTTTAATCATTGATGTCTTACCGGTCCCCGGTACACCGTAAAAAAGATATCCACGTTTATATGGTATACCAATTTCTTGATAAAAACCATCATTGTTCAAAAATTTGTGAATGTCTTCTTTAACTGCTGTCTGTTTATTACATTTGAGTATAATTGAGTCGATACACCGATTATTATCCAATATGGACTTGATCCATTCACCACTTCGGTTGACAAAAACATATGGTATCCAAGCTTTAGTTTTAATGAATTTCCTGTATTCTGCGACACAGTGTTGACAAAAATCAGCCAATATAACATGTTGTTCTTGTAAAGCTTGATTTACAAGAGCAGTCAAGATAATTTTTGTTTTCTTTTTTCCTCTCTTTATCGACAAAATACTAATAACCTCAGAAGTAAATGAAAAACATATTTCAACATTTTGAAGAGTATTTTGTTTGACCAAAATTAATTGATTGACTTAATTTGACATCTTCCTTTTCTGTTAAGTTTTCAAACTTTTTATTGTATGATATGTTGATTGGTGATTCTTTTGTATAGTCAACAAAACGATTATTCGTGAGATACCATTCCATTGCCACATATAATTCATTGATGTCTCTTCCTTCTGTGATTAAACTAATAACACATGTTTTAGGTTCAATAACTCTCTTTCTGATACGTGAGTTATATATTTTGATTGACCAATAACTCATATTGTTATATAGTTTGATGAATAATGACGACATCCAGGTAACTACGACATCTATTTTAGTTACTAAGGCAGTCACAACAGAAACAACTATGCATGATAATATTGTTGAATACATGAAATTACTGTTGAATGTGCCATCTTTGACTGAATTCGCTACGGTGAATGGTAATGTAGATAATGCAGGTGAAGATAATGGTGTCGTCATAATGATGTGTAATTATTCATAATAATATTTACACAACCAATTCAATTTTCAGTAAAATATTGTCGTTGTGATGAGAATTTACGGGTCACGGTTTTATTCTAAAGATACACTGTCAAGTCTTAGTCTCTTGACCATTATGAAGGGTGATTGGTTTCCCTGGCAATATTTGTGACCATAACCGGATAGATAACAATGTTGTGAAATTAAATTCATACAATTATATAAAATATACCTATAATATACACAATATATGAATATCAGTTGCCCAAAATGTCATTTCATAATATCTCCTGACACTATCACGTTATCATTATGTCAGAAAACATGTTTTTCTCATAATGATGTTATTCTTGAAAGAGAATACAAATATATATGTCCTAATTGTGTCTATCATCAACCATGGATGACAGATCCTGCGATTACATGAATTTGTCAGAAATGTCTATCAGATGACATTTTGACACAAAAGACTAAACAATGCATTCAATTAACAGATAATTATCGATTTGAAGTTGATAAAGTGTGTGACGAAGACTATTGTCGGCATGACGTCACGATTATCTTCCATAATGAGAAGCCATTGACATTACATCTGGACTCTTCAGATATTATACAAATGTATCAACAACATCACATGGAGATTCCTACCCATTTTCTGGATAATAGTGATGAGGATGTTGGATTACAACATTTGGTTAAGAATCATCAGACAATGTTTACTGACTACAGACTAAAGACTAAAATTCATTAATCATTGTGGCAAACTTTACTTAACCAAATTTCCTTGCATGAAATTTTTATGTTTGTCATCAATTGTAAGATTATGTTTTTCAAACAAATGATTACACAAACTTTCCATATTTTTATAAACTTTTTTTGGTTTATATGGTTGATACACTGTTTCATCATCTGATTCAGGATCTGATGGTGGTTCTTCCGGTGGTATGTCACAAATATTACATCCATAACCAATCATATAATGAGGTCTATCATTGTAACATGGTGTTGGACAGCGCGGATCATATCCTGACTCAATAACGTTCTTCTTTTTATTGTTTTGTTTTTTTTTGTTTTAAACGGCATTATATTGTTATAATCGAAATTACCTTATACTGTTTCTTGACAATCGGAAATTTATATTGTTTAAATGAGAAACAAAAAAGTCAACGATCCATGTCGATTAGCATTTGGAAATGAATATACAAAGTGATATATTTGGGATTGCTATTAACATCTATTTACACTCCGATGGTTGAGAGTTTTGAGGTCTAAATTGAGTAATCATGTCCAAATTAACAAATTTACCAATATCTTCTTCTAAAAGACCACCAACTGGTGTTATTGATATAATGGATGTATTATCATCTGATATTTCGAAAATAAAACCAGGTGTTTCTCCTATGAAACGTCCAGACATATTTAGAACATATAAACTGAATAGTATTATATTTTACATATCAATTTTTATTGAACTAAATTCAAATAAGCATCTTGATATGGTTCCCTTATCTTTGTAGGAGATATATGTATACTAACACATTCATGAAGTAAAATTGATTATTATTTATATTGATAACATAAACCAGACTCAAAATGAGTGGGTCGTTAAGCATGTTTGATTTGAATAACAAAATCATAATTGATGGTCAATATCATCCCAATTATCAAATTATGTGGGATCACAAAGACGGTCCAACCAGAGCTGTTTATAAAAGGTTTATACTGTTTTCAGATACCAAGTATCGGTGATTTAATATATTCCTTCAAATGGATTATAAAGTCATCAAATTTACTATGTCGAGACATTTATAATTATTTATCTGAATGTGAAATGGTCGTAATTATTGGGGGTTTACCGTTTATGCGATATTCTGTTATAAATAGCACAATTTTTAGTCATATAATGGGAAAGAAACATAAAATGTTAGCAGGAGAGTATGTCATTCCGTTTGAGTGTGGTATGACTGCTGACAGATGTATTCCAATCGGTGCACTATTTTATCATAAAGTTGAGTTTTTACTGATTACAAAAAAATTGCCATTTGACATTAAATTGCAGTTTAAATACACAGATGATCCAAACATACATAACCGTATCAAATTGACGGAATATCCCGTCTTAATACCATATAATATCACCGATGACTATTTTAACCCATTATTTTTCGTGATTTACTATAAAAATCACGATAGAGACATTGAATTATTACGATTTGAGTATGAATATGCTCTTTATATATAACCAAAACCCACAATATGAACATATTGTTATTAGTGGTGATAGTATTATCAAAAAAAATTATTGGGACGATTATTCAATATTGTTCCAATTAGTGATGAATTTTCAAGTATTAAACAGATTCGACATGGTATCAGAGATGGGCGAGTGTTTGAAATTAATAAACATTTACATTCAGCCCTGATAAATATTAAAAGGGTCATAACACTACCATTAATCTCAGCGGACGATTTGGAAATATTTATTATTTCCGACAATTTAGTTAGAACTGGTCATGGTATGGCTGGTTACGCATATGCAGAATAATTTCTTTCTTCAATTGATGATAAGTTTTGTTAGAAACAATTTAATGTTCGCTTCTGTTTGTGAATTTGATTAAGATTTATCGCATAACGATAAGGTAAATTCCGGAATGATGGATATTTATCAGATAACCCAATTCTGGGGCCTCTGTATATACTTTGATGTACTAATTGATCGGTATCTATGATGTGGAATTTATACTCTTTATCGTAAATATTTAAGGGTGCTCTCTTATCTTTCATAAAATCCTTAACTTCTGTATGACCAAATTGTTCCAATAATAAATTAACTGATTTACAGGGACCTTCGGTTACATTATCTGTGTCTCGATCTTGTATTGATCGTATCAGAATACCGAAATATGTTAGGTTATCTGGACTCAATGTAATGTCAAGACCTTTATATGTACCTGATTTATATGTGCCTGTTTTATATTTGTGAAAGTAAAACTTTCCACTCATTTTTTGCTCATTAGAACAATGTGTATATGTATCTAAATGTCCTTCTCCACAATAATAGAATTCAATTTCAGAGAGTCTAAATTTTTTCTGGTTTGCAATAAGAAGAGTGCGGTTGAGTAAAATATCTGCTAATTGATCAAAATGTTGATCGTTCCATGACGTGATGGTCAAATTTTTGGTTTCCGATTCACATGAATTTACCGGTTTACATGAATTTACCGGTTTACATGGATTTTTCAATTTAATAGAGATTTTAGTGGACATTTGATTATTTTATGAATGAATAACGGGATACGTTATTAGTAATAACATCAATTTTTCTATTATATGAAATTTAAGTATATATAAAGATATTATCTTCATATATATATCGTTATGCAAAAATATGACTATTTACGAGTCTATTGCCCACACTATTCCAAGCGACGTGTAGGTAAGAATAATGATGGTGGCTATATTATCTGTGATATGGATGGTGAATATGACATGTTTATTAGTGGTGGTATTGCAGATGACCTTTCATTTGAACTTGCATTGTTAAAAATTTACCCTAATTTGGTGTGTCACGCATTTGATGCATCAATTCCTAACTTGCCCGAAAAAGATGTGGTATTAGTTCCAAATGAGGATCAATGGATTCCCATTAAAGACATCACGGACGATTGGATCCAAGTGGGTAACTTGTATCGCCCATTCGGAATGAGACACTTAGGCACATATGGGGCTCCTATATGGAGTAATTCCAAGGAAAGTAGTGAAGTACGAAAATATATAGGTATTATGAATCCGACATTTCAATTAATATTAAATCATGAAACACTAACTTGGTTTGAAGCACGGGATAAATATCCTAATTTAGCGACAGCAAACGATGTCTCAATATATCATCGTGTGCATTTCCACAAGAAATTTTTGGGTAAGACAAATGTTGCCAACATTAGTAATTTGAAGGAATATTTTGACAAATATAGTGATATTTTTCTGAAATTAGATATTGAGGGTGGTGAAAATGAATTATTCGAAAGTTTTAGTGATGATGATCTAAAAAAAATCAAGCAACTGGTGATTGAATTTCACAGTCACGAACAGGTCAACATCCCGACTCGCTTATTGAAAACACATTGGTTAGTTCATTTACATGTTAATAATTATGTGGACACTGTTACACAAGAGAATGGTGTTATGTTACCCGAAATCTTCGAATGTACATATGTTAGAAAACGTGATGGTGATTCATTATCATTGAATAAGGATCCTATACCTGGTCCGCTTGATCAACCAAATCTATCTGCAAAACCAGACATTACATTAACAGGATACCCGTATATTGACACAATATCACATACATTATGGGGGCCGGACGAGATTACTCACGGATTTGCTATGATCCTCTCGAAACTTATGGAATTGAGTGAAACAAACAAAGATATTCTAAGTTTATTAAAACTTTTAAGTCACCAAAAAATTGAATGATAATTTATATTACTCATAATAGACGAGTATGCAATATGATTCGTCTACAGTGTGTCAAAGAAGGTGGTAAACTGAGGGTAAAAATTGTCTCTCCTGGATATAGCGCTGAAGCGAATTGTCAATTTCCGAGAGAAATCAGACAAGAAAATCGAGAATATCTTGTACCGGAATCAGATGTCAAGTTTTCTGAAATGAGATGTAAATTTTTCTACCGTATTGGAAAGAAAAATATCCAAATTGTGGATTCACAACATGATTTTAAGAATCTTAAAATTTATGGTGATGAAGAACACAAAGAATGTTGTATTTGTATGTCAGATAATAAAGTCGATCCGACTCTACAATTTATTATATTCGCACCGTGTGGTCATTATTGTTGCTGTCATCAATGTGCACTCCAAGTGAAAAATTGTCCTATGTGTCGTGCACATATTCAACAATTAGTTGACAAATCACAATTATCAACTTAATCTAATACAAGTCAGAAAACGATATGCATCTTCTCTAAGAGAAGATGATTGATCATGTTTTGGATAATACATACATTTACACAAATGTAGACTTTCTGCTATAGTAATATGGTTGACTTTGATGATCACATGCGAAAGATATTGACATATTTGACACATATGAATATCAAATACGGAATCTGTCGAAATATGTTTACAGTGACAAGATAATCTATCTTGTTTATGTATTACATTTTTCTTATGAATATGAAACCAATTGTGTTGACATTTCGGACAAGTACCAATACATGCGTAAGCATTCATTGGCATTTGCAAAAAAATTTTTGGTTGATTGTGTCTGGTGGCTAATTTGTGGGAAAAATTAGCTTCTTCAAATACTTTGATCGTCATATGATTGTACTCAACTACCAATGGACCGTCATTATCGGTCTTTTGAAGCAATAATTTGTATGTAGTCATCTTACATGTGTTGATGTTTTATATCTTAAATACGTTTAAATTAATTTCATTTTTTTTCGTAATGATTCATATTAAGCGTTCATATTTAAAATTTATTTGATATTTAGAAATATATAAAAGTTCAATGACTGAATCTGTTTTAGTTGAAGCAAAAAATGTTACTTCCGACAAATTGGTCGATATTCTGTGTCCACATATTCATAATGGATTGCATAAAATGTACACACAAGCATCTCAAATGAATCGAGATGAGTCAATCAAAATGTTTCAAATTTCACTTAATCGTATACCTGTTTTGCCAGAAAATATTCTGAAAAGTGACTATAAATTTCTGATCAATGAAAGTAAATGTGATGAGAAAGAATTGACTAAATTAATCGAAAGTTTATTTATTTGTTATGCCAAACTAAACTTGATTGCACAAGGATACAAATATGATCGTGATATCAACCTGAAAGATTTGGAAATCCCAACTAATATTAATTTTTTGCATCAGTGTTATATTAATGCTGCTCGTGAAATTTATTCCAATGCGTATTTGTTTTCACATAAATACAATTTGGATCAACAGGCTCAAAATCGCGAATTTATCGACCAAAAGATCACTAAGGGAATTCATAAAACAATCAGAGATTTGATTCCACTGAACACATTATACGACAAATATATTCGTCAAAATATTGAATCAAAGAAGCGTCAGAAACTCAATAAAACCAGGAAAAATAATTTGGAATCTTTGATGAATATGAAGATTGACACATCATTTGTCGATGATATGGAACATCAAACTGAAGTCACATCAAATAAATTAAACGAGGAAAATTTGAAGAAACTAAAGACAAAAGATCAAACTCAAATACAAGTAGCCGGTAATGGATCACAACAAGTTGATAAATTCTCAAGATTAACTAATCATTCCGGAAAGACTAGATCACAAGATAGCCAAGAACGCAATGTCAAAAAGAAACCAGTGTTAAAAATAAAGCAAGAGAAGCAAAATCTGCTGGACATTGATTTACATCAATCACCGAATAATACAATAGAATCAAAAAATGCACCCTATAATATTCAATTATCTGATGAAAACCGTGACGTAATTGATGATATTCCCGATGAGGAAACGGATGATATAGACACAGAGGATAATGTCAAGAATGAAAATGATGATGAAGATCCAGATGTAAATGAACCCGAGGATGAAGGTGACATTGATGATGGATCCATTGACATTGATGTTGATGATGAAATGTATGATATTGATGATGATGATGATGATAATTCGGAAGACCCCCCAGCAGAAAATAATGACGAAATGAAAGAAGTCTGTACTACCGAAACAGATGACGCAAATATAGCTGAAAAAGTTATCACTGGTGGAGGATTAGTCGCTGATGAAGAACCTGTCACTGGTGAAGAAACAGAAGAACCTGTCACTGGTGAAGAAACAGAAGAACCTGTTACTGGTGAAGAAACAGAAGAACCTGTTACTGGTGAAGAACATGTTACCGGCGAAGAACCTGTTACTAATGAAAAACCTGTTACTAATGAAAAACCTGTTACTGATGAAGAACCTGTTACTAATGAAAAAACTGCCACTGAATCAGTCAGTGGTGAAAAACCTGTCACCAACGAAAAACCTGTCACTGATGAAAAACCTGTCATTGATGAAAAACCTGTCATTGATGAAAAACCTGTCATTGATGAAAAACCTGTCATTGATGAAAAACCTGTCATTGATGAAAAACCTGTCATTGATGAAAAACCTGTC